AAGGAGGTAAGCCTGGACAATGGAGTGCGAGAAAAGCGCAGTTATTGGCCTCTGAATATAAAAAGAAAGGTGGAGGTTATAAATAATAATGGCTGATCCAAAGAAAGGTACAGGTAAAAAACCTAAAGGATCAGGGCGTAGGCTTTACACTGATGAAAATCCTAAAGATACAGTTAGGATTAAATATGCTACTGTTCAAGATGCTAGAGATACAGTTCGTAAAGTTAAAAATATAAATAAACCTTTTGCTAGAAAGATACAAATACTTACTGTGCTAGAACAAAGAGCTAAGGTAGCTGGTAAGAAACAACAAGCAGCTATAGCTAAACGTGGTAAAGAAGCCCTAAGAAGGAAGCGTAAAAATGCCTCTTAAAAAATCTCAACGATCTTTAAAAAGCTGGACTAAACAAAAGTGGCGTACTAAGTCTGGTAAACCTAGTGCCAAAACAGGAGAAAGGTATTTACCTGAGAAAGCCATCAAAGCACTTAGCGATAAAGAATATGCAGCTACTACTAGAAAGAAAAGAGAGGATACCAAAAAAGGTAAACAACATTCTAAGCAGCCTAAGCGTATTGCTAAGAAGACTAGAGCCTACAGGAAGAAAGGATGAGAGAAGAATATAAAAAAGGTGGTAAGTCTAAACGTGATCCTAGATTAGTTAGGGCAGGAGTAAGCGGCTATAACAAACCTAAAAGAACTCCCAACCATAAAACCAAAAGCCATGTAGTTGTTGCTAAGGTAGGAGATAAGGTAAAGACCATACGTTTTGGTCAGCAAGGAGTTAGAGGGGCAGGTAAGAATCCTAAAACAGCAAAAGATAAAGCCAGGAGAAAGTCTTACTATGCTAGGCATAATGCTCAAGATGCCAAACCTTCTAAACTTTCAGCTAGATATTGGGCGCATAAAGTAAAATGGTAGACATATTATAGCTAATGTGGTTATATGTTTATAACTTAGTGGATTCTCTCTAATCTCTGAGTTTTTCATGATGATAGACCAAAAACTTTTAATCACCTTAAAGTTTTCAAGGAACATCTTTCCCCTCAGATGTGGTCACAAAGAGGGGATTTAATGACTACTGTTCTCTATCTAATGTCCCTACACACTTGGTATGTATTTGACACCTTTACAGGTGATTATCAAATAGATGAGTGTCAGAAAGCTAAGAAACACATTGAGCTTAACTTTGATGTTGAGGCTACTTGTATATCTAGGTGGGGTGATTTATTACTACAAGATGATAAACTTTATTAAGTTAGTCTAGCTAATAGATACCCACTTAAAAAACCAATACAGAAGATAAGCTCCATTAGTCTTTATAGGCTTCATTCTTTTCGGTATCAGGATCATCAGCAACAAACCTACCTTTATTATCTCTAGCCCTTTCTCTTCTAGTTTTAATCTCATCAATACCTTCAGAGACAGTATTCTTTACTTCTTCGACAACAGCTTCTGTTTTTTCTTTAATGACAGGTTCGGTGAATAACTTTTTAAGCCAACTAAAAAATGACATATATCTCTCCTTTAAGTTAATAGATGTGGCAGTTGATAAGATTGATGGTTAATGAACCTACATACATTAAGGTCTGTTGCGCCATACTTCATCTTATCTTTCGCATCGATGCTGCCACTCACCGACCAAGGAGATCATCTAGCCATGTACAAACTAGACATCCCGCAACAGTCTTTACCATACGTGAGTCTTCTTTTCTCCTTGATATTTAATAGCAAGCCCTTCTTCTATAAGAATCTTACATATATCTCTTTCTGTTTCACCAGTGAAAATATTAATTAGAGGTCTACCATATTTACCTTTATCTACTACCTCTATTACCACTTTCTTTCCACAAAGAACTTTTAGTCTCTGTTTAGCTTTCAGTCCTAATTCTTTTTCTCTTTTCCTTTCAGGATACTTTTTAATATTAATTCTAGATTCAGGAGTATCAATCCCATTAAGTCTAAACGATTTTTTTATCCATACATCAAATCCAAGATCTGCTTTTAATACAATACTGTCTCCATCAATTATCCTAACTACATCAGCAGAGTAGATATATTTCTTTTTACTCATGGCAATACTCTCAGTGTTATTTTTACTATAGTAATTAGGATTAATTTTATCGTCTACTATTGAGCCATCAAAAACTCCTATCACTTTTTTTTTCTTCCACTCTTTAGGTCTACCTGTATTATAAGCTCTATCCCAGGCTTCAGGTGGCTCATCATCTAGGTTTATTTTAAGATCTGTTTCAGGAAGATTATCCTGCCATCTACTCATTCCACCTCCAATATCCTTTCAGGATCTTCTTCTAACTGAGAAGTTTCGTCTATCCACTCTTTAGGGATACTATGAGAACTAAACCATCTAAACCCATTAGCTTCAGCCCATTCAGAATGAGTACGCTTGGTTCCATCTTTACGTCTTTTAGCTTGAGGCATAGGAGCTGTAGGTTCAGCAAAGAGAAAGACTAACTCAGTATCTTCAGATAAATACTTCTTAATCCAGGTATATTTACTATACTCAGCATGATCCCAAAACCTTCCTTTAGCTTCTAGTAGAATTTTCTTTCCATCTATATGCCTAATAAAATCAGGGTAATATTTATGATCAACAGTATAATCAAATGTTTCAGAGTGAATACTCCAATCTTTTAATATACTGGTATGAAGAAGATACTCCCAATTAGAATCATATCCTTCCACACTAGATCTATCATTAGGTCTAGGTACTCGTTTTTTCCTATAGCCTTTTTTAAAAGCTATACCATTTCCTCTAGTTTTAGATCTAGATTTATTGGCTGCTTGGCTTTTATTAACTGTTTTAATTTTTTCACCGCCCATTTTTGTGTATAGAAATTAGCTTTCCTTGTAGTGTTATCTACAAAGTAAGGATCTTTTGGCAAGTAGTTAGCCAGCATAGGATCATTAATATCTGCATCATTGTTGGTGTTTCTTACAATCCATGCTTTTAATAAATAGTTAGCTGTTCTTCTTAGTTTCTTTGCTCTTTTACCATTCATATATTTCTTCTACTTTAGGTTCTGATTTAACTGTTGCCAGGAATAGTGGGCCTTTAGCATAGTTAAATACTCTAAGGCCTTTACCATCATTAGAATCTTTATAGCACTCCTTTTTAAATTCACAGTAAACACAGTTCTTATTAATCCTTTCATTACCTTTTTTACCTTCAGGTTCT